TGCAATTGGATTATCTATATTGCGTAAAAATTCAGCACCATGTTCTTCAAAATCTTCCACAGCCAATGGCTTATATGAATACAGCAATTCTCGATCTGCGTCGGACAGTTCTAAATGATGCTGCTGATCAAACTCTGGCAACAATGCTGCCGGGCCACATTTATACAGCTTGCCTCTTATGAAGTGATAGCTTTTATAAATGGCCATCGGACAATGTGAATGAGCTATATGTATATCACTATTATTCAGCGTCCATTTACCTGGTGAGACAGGTACTAAGGCACTCTCAGTAAATTTGTCTTGCAGCTGGACTCCAATGCTTACTTTATTACTGTCGGTGAATAACCAATCGTTGTTGCTGCTGGAGCCTGGTGGAGAATCGTTGCGTGTTACGGTGCCTTTAAGGAACTTGTTAATTTCGGTAAAAATTATATCAGCTTCGTTGATATTATGCACACCTATTTGCATGTATGCAATATTGGCTAATAATAATTCATAAAGTCCCGGCACATAGTTAATACGGAAACCATTGCTTAATATCTGTGGTCGACGTTGCAGTATCCTTTGTAATCCAGTGGCCCATTTAATGATATCTGGATTTAGCAATGGCTCGCCACCTAAAATAACCGGATGTATTATCTCAATATGATCGGCCCAGGCTTGATATGTTGATTCATAATCTGCCCACCGTTGCCAGCCTGTGAAGTGATGATCGTTAAATCTATTACATCCGTCACAGGTTAGATTGCATACATTGGTTATATAATATTCAACCTTGGGTATAACGATCTTGTCAGCATCAGGCATAGACCAATATTTAGCCGGCTCGTAATATGATCAAGTTGTCTGTGCCACGGCCATTAAACTTGGTCTCGGTGGCTTTGATATCTTTAAACACTTTACGAGCCCCGGGCTTGCCTCCTGTTAGCAATGCTTTGATTTGTTCTGCTGGTTTGCGAAGCGTCTTCTGTTGGGTTTCGGCTGTGCTATATCCAACAATGCTATTGTTCTTCACACCAAACGTACCTAGATGCGAATCAGCAACAACATGGATAAGCTTGCGTTTCTTTACGTCAAACAGCCAAGCCTCGGATGCGTTAACAAGTCGTGTTGCATTTTCGCTAACCAATTTAAGTTCTGGAAATGCTTTAAGATACTTAAACTTGGCCACTTGACGTTCGGGAGGCACTGCCTTTTTCTTGCGCGGTTTACGTTCAACTTTCTTGATTTGCACGTAAGCACCGCAGTCCGTAATTACCAGTTCGGCAAACTTGATTATGTTCTTTAACTGCACTTTATTGAAGTTGCTATAACCCTCAACAAGGTCAGCATCTTTGCCATTGACTACTTCTTCAAATTCCTTAAGATAGTTTTTCCAAATGTTTGCAATCTCACCAACCATTTGTGGGGCGATGTTCATGCTTCGCATGGCCGCAACCGGTTTATAATCGGCGTTGAGCTTACATCCGTTGATTATGAATTCATCAAACATGCCTTCGAGCTCGCCTGCACATTCGCCTACTTTAGCACGAAGGCGGTCCTGGATGGTGACGGCCGGCACTTCCAATTTATCCGCTGTCTTAATAAGGCTTTTAGGTGCAGTAAGACATTTTGTAACATAGTCGGCGATTCTTTCTTGCTCCAATGCACTTACGGCAAGGCCTGCTACGTTCATGCGGCACAGCCAGCCCATGGTGTTGATAATCTGTTTGTCAGGCACTGTACGGAATTGTTTAGCATCTGCCACACGGCCACTGCGATGCAGCCAATCAACTACAAAGTCATGTGCTTCTTTTTTGCCATAACTGTAATTGTACCAATTGAATGCTTTGATAAGTGATGCTTGACGGTTTTCTGGCGATGCGGGTTTATCCCACGTTGGTTCTGGGCCAGTAAATTTGTCAAAGGTGCGCGGTACCATGCCTTTAACTCCAGCACGGTTCATCTCTACTGCTGCCGTTGCAACTGCCGGTGCCGCAATTACAACTGACTTGCTTTTTTGTGTAATTTTAGCCGGCTTGCTTTTTTGTTTAGTCGTGGCCATAAATGCTCCTTGGAGATTGTGATACTAAATCGGGTTCGGATTCAACAAGCAAAGCACCACCCAACATTTGGTGATATAGTTCAGCCATGGATTTGATGTAAAACTGCATGATTTTGCCCTGTTTAGTAATCAACGTGTATTTCATTACTATCTCCTTGTTTTTTACTATACAAACATTATAGCATGATCGGTGTTTCTTGTCAACCATACAATAATCTTGCAAAAACTATATACTTTTCAAGCTGATCTAGCTGGTCTTCACACTGTTTATCCAGCTCATTGTACTTTCTTGTAATGTGCCGCTGCCGTTGGCATATAACAGCCTCTTGGCTGCGCAAAGTGCGTATTTTGTCCACAGCTCGAACCATACGATCAAGATCCTGCCGTGCTTGTTTATTGCGCATGGTTTTAACCAAGCTTGCGGCATGTATATAACGGGTAGCAAAATCTGTCATGGTTTACATTATAACAGGTGTTTATATTTGTTGTCAAATTACTTATAAATATATTCAGCAACAGGAGAATCAAAATTCCAAGATTAAGTATGTATCGTCCAAATAGGACGTCTGACTATCAATTCCTTGATCGTACCATCAAGGAGATGTATACTGTTGGCGGCCTAGATATTTACATTCACAAATACCTGGGACCAATTGTTGATACCACCGGCACAGGTAATGCAGATGCTACACTTCCAGTTTATGATACTACTAACCCATTATTCATTGAGGATCTGCTGTTATTAGAAAACCGTGATCGCGCATATGACCCCAATGTTTATATCATGCGTGGTGTGTATAACACCCAAGACATTGATTTTGACCTTACACAATTTGGCCTATTCCTTAACAACGATACCATATTTGTGACTTTCCATTTCAATAACATGATTGATACATATGGTAGAAAGCTTATGAATGGCGATGTTATCGAAGTCCCAAATTTGAAAGACTATTATCCGTTAGATAGTGCCATTGCTCGTGCTATACCAAAGTATTATGTGATCCAGGATGCTTCCTATGCCAGCGAAGGATTTAGTCAAACTTGGTTACCACACCTTTGGCGTGTGAAGGCCACCCCATTGGTAAATGCTCAAGAGTATAATGACATTACTAACAAACCATTTGAACCAGAAAACATATGGGATAATGGGAATTTTTATCCTGCCGGTACAATAGTAAATGCTGGTGATGTGTATTATCGCGCTAAACAAAACGTACCTGCAGATATTGATATTACCAATACAGCATATTGGGAAGTGAAAACACCCAATACTATTGCCGAGGTTACTTCTACACGTAAGAAGGATCTTGAGATCAACGATGCTATACTACTACAGGCTGATGTTGAAGTGCCACTAAGTGGATACGATAATGGCAAGTTTTATATTTTAGCCACTGCGGATGGACAACCTGCTGGCGCAGGACTAACAGCAGACGGTTCTACCACAGTAGATGGATCACAAGGCGGCGAAGGCACTACACCAAAGAGTTTTGGTTATGCCATGGGTTACTTAACTGGTGACAATAAAGCGCCAAACGGATTACCAGTAACACCGGGTGTTAGCTTTCCGACTAATCCAGCTGCTGGTGATTATGCGTTACGGTTGGATTATCTTCCTAACCGTTTGTTTAGATATAATGGTGCGATATGGGTTAAAATTTCCGATTCTGTGCGCACCGATCTTAACAATGGTCCAGATAATTTGACCCTCCGCAGTAGTTTTGTAAATAACTCAGCAGAAGTACCAACCACCGACCGTGGACCAATTCCGTCAAGACAGAGTTTAAGTGAGATACTTAAACCCAAAGCGGATAACGGTGGATAAGGAGATCTAAAATTCAATCTTACTTTTTTGACGAGCAGATACGCCGTTACCTATTACAGTTTACCCGTATGGTGAGCTTGTTCCAGATTGAATATGGGCGCAATGAACAAGGTACTACTGACTTGGTCCGCGTACCTGTACGGTATGGTGATGCCAGCAGACAGGCTCAAACTATTATACAACAAAATTCTCGTAACAGTTTACCAAGCACACCGCTAATGACATTTTATATAACTGGCCTGGACTATGATCGACCACGCATGCAAGACCCATCCTACGTTAATAGAGTTGCTGTAAGGCAACGTACTTACGATACTAACACAGATACATACGAAACTACACAGGGAAATGCATTTACTATAGAACGATTAATGCCTGTCCCGTACAAGCTAACTATAAATCTTGACATGTGGACATCTAATACCAATCAAAAGATGCAATTATTTGAGCAGATTGCTACATTGTTTAACCCTTCGTTGGAAATACAAAGCACAGATAACTTTCTTGATTGGACTAGTCTAAGCACGGTTGATCTTGAAAGAGTAAATTGGTCAAGTCGTACGATCCCGCAAGGTGTTGACGATGCGATTGATATAATGACTTTGACATTTAACATTCCGATTTGGATTTCGTCCCCTGCTAAAGTTAAAAAATTGGGTGTAATTGAACGCATTGTAGCAAGTATCTATGATGCTAAAGGCGATGCATCTAATGCTATACTTGATAACGATTTGTTAATGGGCACACGTCAAATGTTTACGCCATATGGTTATCAAGTAGTACTTATTAATAATATATTACAAGTATTGCGACAACAGCAAGTAGTAGATGAACCCAATGATAGTTTGGCATTGCCGGACTTAATTTACACCAGTAATCTACTATGGTCTGGAGTAATTGGAGTATATGGCGCGCTGCGTCCGGGTATTAGCCAAGTGCGATTAGATCAACCAGACGGTAGCCAAGTCGTAGGTACCATAGTGTTACAACCAAATGATGATCGATTTGCCATATTCACTGTTGACGAAGATACTATACCACAAAATACCATTGGTCCAATAGATGCTGTTATCAATCCCCTTGCAAGTGGGCCCGGCGACGGATTAGATTCAAGTCTGCTTGGGCAACGATATTTGTTTACCGAAGCAACCGGCAACGTTATCAACGTTGGTCCAGCAGTGGCATGGCAAGGAACAAATGGTCACCAACTAGTGGCCAAGGCCAACGACATTGTGGAATACGATGGTGTGGAATGGGTAGTGGTATTTGAAAGTGCTACGTCACAAAGTACAATACAATATGTTACAAACATAACTACAGGCACACAGTATCAGTGGACTGGTAACTCGTGGGTTAAATCTTATCAAGGCCTCTATCCTGGAGGCGAATGGAGTCTGGTATTGTAAATGCCGTAGGAGCGTGGTTTTACGCTATTGATACACAACGGTATCTATACTTGATGCGCAACGACTCACGGCATCAGGGTACTTGGGGATTGCCAGGCGGCAGGATCGAAACTGGAGAAACTTTGCTGCAGGCATTGCAACGTGAATGTCAGGAAGAATTGGGCAGTATGCCAGATTATCTACGGTTGCTACCTTTAGAAAAATTCACCAATTCTAGTTCTAACTTTGTGTATCACACTTTCTTTTGCTCTGTGACTAAAGAATTTATTCCTACATTAAATGATGAACATGTTGGTTGGGCATGGATTAAAAGTGGACAGTGGCCGCGTCCTATGCATCCTGGACTCTGGTCTACGGTAAACTTCGATGCTGTGCAAAGTAAAATTATCAGCATTGAACAAGCCTTGCAATAGATGTTATGATTGTAAACTGTAGATATATTCTAAAAATTTATCTATTACAATATGTTTCAGATTTGGTATAGAATCTAGTTCAGATATCCTGGCTGTGGTTGCACCTGTTACTCTAAAAAAACGTGTGTTGGGATAATCTTTTGTTATAGTGCGTATTTGTCGTATCCAATTGCCGGTAAATGTAGGTAGTGAGGTTGGTGGTTTATAAAATTCAGTGCCGGCGTATATATTGTTAAAGAATTGATCTGGTGTTGGGCCACAATCAAACCCTATGAGATATATTTGTTGGTTTTGATCTATGGCTGCTATACCGGCTGCTGCCGGACCTGAACTAAATCCATAGTACTGTTTTGGTATGGCAAGAGCACCTAATCCTGGCAAGGGTTTCCTGGTATAAAAAACATGATCGGTGGCATATCCTAGCTCTTGGATACGCGCAGAGATAGGTTTATCTGTGGCAACAAGCACATTAGGTTCAAACTCTGTGTATAGTGAGTTACATCCGTAAATTTTACCGTAAGGACGCAGGCCATTAAGCCCGAGCCCTTTACGTGAAATGCCGTTACCTAATACGAATGCTATCGTCATAAAAAATCCTCTCCGTATTTAAGGAGAGGATTTAAGGGTTGCTAAAAAATTACGATGTTACGTTCTGGATAATTACTGGGCTGACTAAGTTCTGTTGTCCAGCTACGTTGGCTGCGCCAGTTGTACCAGATTTAATCACTGTGCCTTCATCTGTGAAGAAGTTAGCAGCGTAACGTACATCATTAATCACGTCTGCAGCAGCATAGCTGTTGGATCCACCTGTCCAATCAAGCATCCACTTGTTGGTAAGTTTGCTGAGATACAATTCTGAAGAATCGTTTTGCATCCAGGCGATACTCATGTTGCCATTTGTGGGTGAAGCTGCATCAGATAAGATGCAAGTGCCTATTAGATTAACACGGCCGGTGCCGGTATCTGCATTTGCTACTGTGGCTGTAAATGTTGTGCCGACGGCTGCATTCGGAGCACCGCTTGCTGCCCAGTCGGTGTCACCCACTGTGGTAATTCTGTATGCATTGCCGACCACAAGAGCACTAAGGCTGGTGGTGTCGCCCACCAGATACTTGTGTGCACCTTTTTGACGTATGATATATCCGGCATGTGTACCGGATGCTGAGCCAGAAGCTAATGTGATATTAACTTCGACCACAATCCTTGGAAATGTTGTGGTTGTTGCTGTGCTGCTGCTGCCGCCCACCACGCCCAAGAACTGTATAGCTGATAATCCTGCCACAGTTGGTCCAACTGGTGCTGTGAGACTGCCTTGGTTTGGATAACCTTGATCAAGTGGAACTGCTGCTGCCGCATCGTATTGTTGGATTTTAAGAGGTCTTCCCATTTTGTTTGCTCCTTAATGTAAGTTGGCGTTCTAGGCCTACGCAGTATGGAAACTGCATAAAGAGCATTATTGCCCTGTATGGATTATTTATGCAAATACATTATTTTACACCCAACGGTACACGGAATTAAATAGGGTATGAACTTAACCTCCGGTGAATTAATAGAACAAGGGAATCAATTGCGTGAACTAACCAAGCCAGAAGAAGCATTGGCTTGCTATGCTTGGGCATTTGTGTCAGATCCAGAATCTGCTGCTGCATTTAATAACTATGGCAATGTGCTGCGAGAAGTAGGATATCCTGCAAGAAGCATACCATTTTTACAACATGCTATCTTGCTTGATCCCAACAACGTAACATTTAAAATGAACCTTGCTATTTCACACTTGCTGTTAGGCAATTACAAAGAAGGATGGGCAGGCTACGAAGCACGATGGAAATACGAACACCTAGCCGGTAGTTTGCCACAACACTCACAACCACGGTGGGAAGGCCAAGATCTTAAAGATAAAACCCTACTGGTGGTGGGGGAACAAGGTCACGGTGACATCATACAACATTCTCGTTTCTTGTTCCATCTTCGCTCGTTAGGTTGTAAAATTACATTGCAAGTCACAGATGGATTGCGTCCATTATTAAAACCTGGTAACATAATATCTAAAACCATAGGATATCTTGACAAGCCCGGTGAGTTTGATTACTGGGTTCCTATCATGAGCATTGCTCGCGTGATCGGAGCAACACTGGATAATTTACCACAGAATCTCAGCTATCTTAGTGCCGACGCGCTAACGGTGCAGGAATGGAATACTCGACTAGGCACCAGAACAAAATTACGTGTGGGATTTTCCTGGAGTGGCCGGCGAGATGCCTGGCTTAATCGACACAAGGGCATGCCATTTGTGGATATGCTAAACTTGATTCTGAAGAATCCCGAATATCAATGGGTCAGTTTACAAGTTGATGCAACCGCAGAAGAAACACAAGCATTGGCTGCTGCGGGTGTTGAGTTGTATCCCGGCGCTATACAAAACTTTGCAGATACTGCTGCCTTGATTACAAATTTAGATGTGGTGCTGTCTGTGGATACTGCCATTGCACACTTGTCTGGGGCATTGGGCCGTCCTACCTGGATCATGCTTAGTCAATTTGCTGTGGATTGGCGTTGGCTGTTGGATCGTGACAGTAGCCCGTGGTATCCCTCTGCCAAGTTATTCCGGCAACCCCGACGTGGTGATTGGGCCAGTGTTACTGATAAGATCGCACGTTTTCTTAAACTGTTCAAGATCTAACTCTGATAGAATTCTGATAAGTAATTGATACTTTACTGTTGGGGCAATATGCGCAAATTCTTAGATATTATCGAACACACTCTATTTGAAAGTCGAGGGCTTGGTGCCCGAACTGCCGGAGAAGAATTTGTAAGTACAACTAATCCCAATGATAAAATTTTCTTGCAAGATGTAAAATTTTATCCAAGTAAAGGAGGACAATACAATAGTCCAACTGAAGTAGCAGTAGACGTGCAAAAAATAACAAAATCATTGAAAAATAATCAAGTGGATGTTATTGGCAATTTTAAAAGCAACGATTTAGCATTTGGCGTAGCTACATTTAACACGCCAGATGGTCAATTGCAAAGCTATATCAAACCATTTCGTTCTATTAACCCAGATCCTTCTCAAAACTCCTGGAGCAATCAAACTGGTATTCCAGGATATAGGTATAATAGCAAGGTGGCTGCAAAAAGCCAAGCTGGGTTGATGCCACAGGATATATTAACACAATCAAGCAATCTAAGTCCCAAAGATATTGTTTCTCAAATTGCAGAAAAATTTGGGATTGACAGCCCTCTTACTATTTTTGCTGCGCAGGTGGCTCAAGGTACTCCATTTCCAATCACCATGGCGGCACCGAGTGACATTGAATTTACTGCATTTACCAACTACTTTTGTGAACTACTACATCCAATATCATTGTTGGTCGGAACAAGCACCGGCAATGCCAATGATGCTGCAATTGAGTTCCTTGGCCCGACTGGATTTTCTAAAGCAAGTATTAGCTTTGGTATGGATAAAACCGAAGGTCTTTCGGATAGTATTATCACAAACCCCGAGGGTGGCCGGCTCAAGGTCAGTTCAAAAGCAGCAGCCGGAGCTCAAGCCAGTGCAAAAAACTTACTTGATCTGTCGAGAGAATCTAAGCAGGTGAGCAGCAAGGATCAGAAAGAAGTGTTGCAGGTTATTGATACTGTGATACGTAGTGGAGCGAAAAATGCTCCACTTGTGCTTGGCAAATATTACAATATCATTTCTGAAAAAGATGATAAAGCAATCCAAGACTTGGCTGGAAAACCATTGATCAGCTTAAAGGCTGCCAATACGTTACCACTTAGCAAGAATCTAAAATCGTTAATGAACGAAAGATCCACTGCCAACACCGAACAGATTAATCTGTATTTCCATCTTGTCGCTGCGGTGGCTCACAAGGTGGCCGATCATATCAATGATACCACTGAGTTTAGTCGTGTGGCTTCTAAATTGTTGAACAATGGTGCATTGGTACAGGTGTATACCAAAGCAAAACAACAAGGCAGCACCTGGATTATAAACTCGTTTGATGCACAATGGCCATCAACAGCCACAACTGGAGTTAAGTTTAGTGCCGCAAAGAATTATTACAGCACCGGCATCAAAGGTAATTTTACTTTTAAAATTCTTAGAAATGGTGCGAAAGATATTGAAGACGATACCAATATTCCTAGTATCGATACTGCGATTCCTGCAGTTGATGGGACCGACTACGAAGCACCACGTAGTAATTTAAAAGCAGCTGATACTGTTGGTGTTAAAAAATCTACTCCAGCTGCCGACGAAAAGAAATTTGGTCGCGCTAAACAGCGTTAACTTAATTTTATTACTTCAACAGTTTACGCAATTTCTCACCGGTCGTCAAGTTTTTTTTGGTAGTGGTCCGACCTTCGGCGTATGTGCCTGGACCATTGCTTTTCTTAATCGGGCTTGTACTTCCAGTGCTGTTTGACATATCAATTGCTTGATCCGCAAGTGCTTTTAATGCATCACGTACTTTGGGATTTCCTATCTTATTGCCTTGATTAGCACTTATTTTTTTCCATAACTCAGCAAGCTGTGCAGTTGCCGGAGTTATTAACTCTACCATCTGATCTGGAGTAAATTCTGTTTGGTCTGCTGAACCACTTGCTACCGCTGCGTCTGAACCACTGGCTGCTGCGTCTGAACCACTGGCTGCTGCATTTGAGTCACCGGCTGCTGCGTTTGAACCACTGGCTGCTGCATCTGAATCACCGGCGGCATCAGCAGGAGTAATGGACGGTGCGATTGGAATATTTAAATCTTTGAATGTCTTTTGAATTAATCCATCTAACACGCCCATTTTCTTTAGGAAGGTAGCTACTTCTTGTGAGTCCACTGTTCCTTCGGCAGTTTGGTCGCCATAGTTTTTTTGCCACCAAAGCTTTAATTTATTATATGTAATCTTGTTGGTTGCTGATTCCCAACCAGATTTGGCCGCACCTTTAATAGAATCCCAAATCCCTTCGTTGATCATTAATTGCTTAACACAATTACGGAATATTTGATCTACTCCGTGCGGTGTCAAATACACTGCACTATGTTGGGGGAGATTCATACCTTCTTGTAATTTCCAAATGCTCCGAATCTTTTTGTAGTTGATTGTTTCTGCCAGTCTCTTTGGGCCAACCGCTGCTGGATTTGGAGTATACTCACTTCTGGCTACTTTGGCTGCGGTATCTGATGCGGTGCCTACTCCTTGATCGTATACTGCACTTCCTGATTCAGCCGGGATGTTAATTGTTTGTCCAGCTCGTAATACATCGGGATTTGTGATATCAGGATTTGCAGCCATTAATTCTTCAACTGATATTCCGTTGTCTTGTGCAATTGTGCTTAAATTATCGCCACTTACAACATTATACGTTGACACATCTGGTACAACACCGCCACCACCACCTGCATCGGAACTGCCGATGGCTCCAGCTGCTGCAGAGATTGCTCCAGTTTTAAAGCCTTTCCATAACGCACTGCTTAATTTGTCACCTTGCAGCAATCTATCAATTGTGCGTACTCCGGCAAGTATGGCTGCACCACCAAGGCCCCAACCACTTATACCTGCTAGGATAGCTATGGCAGCATATATTGCCCCTTGCGTCTTTGGATATTTTGTGGCAAATTTCTTGTATGTATCAAGTGCTTTAGCAATTGCTCCTTGATCTCCACCTGCTCCTTTTAAAACATCCTTTTGAATATCGTTAAATGCTGTGTCAAATCCGCTTACTGGACCACTTAATGCTATTTTGGTTTTAAAATCTTCCCATTTTGCTGCAACTTTTGATGCTGCATCTGTGCCTTTACCAAGAAAAGTCCTATTACTTGCTGGCGCATCACCTGCCTTGGCAACATTGCCTCCGGCTGCTGCACCATCTGCTATCGCTTTAAATAATGAATCTATCTGTTGTTGTGATACTGGCGATTCGTTTAAGATCGCCCCAATGTCGTGCCATTCTTGATATATGCGTCGATATTCCGGATGGACAAAATGCTCTAGCATTTGTTGATGACGGGTTTTCTTGCCTTCCATTATATCTAACAACACAGTCATATTATCAAGTTGGTGCATGGTTACTCTCCAGTGTGTTTATTTATGCAAATTAGGCAACTTGTTGTATACCTGCCAATGTCCACCCAGAACTACCTGTTATGGGCTTTTGTAAGTTCCACACTTCTTCAAAGGCAACAGCAACAGTTTCTCCATCATCTCGTATCTGACCGACGAAACGAACACTGGCAACATACATCTGAACATGCTGAACAGTTTCAACTACTACTTCCAGTAACTCAGCATTGAGTGTGACTACTTCAGTATGTTGTTGAGCTCCTAGACGCAAATCGAGTTGCGATTTAAATACCGCAAACATTTCATCGGTACTCATGTCACGTAACATTTCAATATCATTGAGATCGTTGGCTTTTTGCAGATTTATAAAGGATAGCTTGGCGTGCTTTATAAAATTAATAGAATCAAAATCATACGGAATGTTTGGACCAGTCGGAATGTTGCTGGTTGTGCGTGATTGCCCAATCACACTTTCTTGCTCTAACATCGTGTAGTTGCTGACACCTCCGGCCGGTTCCCGAGGTGCAGGTGATTTCATGAAGAACCGTATGGCCAACATCACACCACCAAATACCATTAATCCTATTAATAATGTGCTTATGATACTACCTATACCTCCAAATCCACCTTGCGAAAATAAGTAACCAAGACCAACACCGGCTGCAAGACCTGCTATGGGACCAAGCCAACGATTACCAGCTGGTGCAGCTGGCGTTACCGGCGCGGCTGTCACAGCGGACTTTTGTGGAGTTACTGTTTGTCGTTGCATACCGGTACTGTTACCACCCCCAAGACGTTTGGCTGCTTCTGCTTGTGAAGGACAAAATCCCATGCTTATCATTATGGTTAGTGCTAGTATGAGCAAAGTTTTCATTATAGTTCCCGGTTAGTATGTATATATCAGCAAACTTGGATTGCGTAGTTTTAGCCGGTGGATTCTTGCCGGCATCGGGTACGGTGTATTCGGATATACACATTTGCTGCTATGATTTTGCCACAGTGCTTGCATAGTCGCCGCCTGCGTCGGCCACTGCGTATGTTGTGGGTAGTCGGTTGTTGAGTTGTCATTTATTAGCTTTCTGTTTACAGTTCGCACCGTGCCATCGAACATACATGGGATAGCTCATATCTTTCTTTCAGACAGTTTTTTAAGAATCCCTTGACGAATATTTTCTCTTTGTTCTGGCGTTCTTTTTGTGCCTCGAACTTTTGATGACCGTTGTTCCACTAATTCCTTTGTCCAAATAAATGGTTTGGCTGCTTTAGTTGCACGAATTTTTGCTTTTTGTTCTTCAGACATCGGTTTGCCTTTATTTGAAGGAATTTTTCCTTTGTTAGCTTCACTTATTTTTCTTGCTCTTTCTTCTGTGCATCCTTTTCCATACATCGGATTATTGATTCCTGATTTTTTAGCTGAAATTTTCTTTTTGTGTTCTGCACTTAAGGGACCTTTAACTCTACCACGTAATGCATCACCGATTTTCTTTGCATGATCTTTGGTTTTTGGAAAACCTTTATGTGTTTCACTTATTACTTTAAGTCCGGCTTTTGATGGTACTTTTCTACCGGCGATATTTTGATTAAACCATTTATCATTGTGCAGCACTTTGCAACGTCTCAATACTTTATTTTCCCAAAGCATTGCAGCTTCTTCAGAATTGAATGTTTTTCTTATTTCCCATTCGAACGCGTCTAATCCATGCTCTTTAATTAAAGCATTTATTTGATCACTACTGGTTGTATAATGATGCATAAGATCATCTTCTGGGGCACGCCGTAATCGCACATTTTTAAAACGAAGACCGTAATAGACTTGCCCGGTTGATTTAAATTTAATTAGATAGGTGTATGGTTTGATATTGTTCATATGTTTATTTAGTTCTTCACTGCCATTTCACTTTAATAGTGTAACATATGTTGATACAATAGTCAACAAAAAAGGGCCTTGCGGCCCTTTCCTGTCCTCCCCATCCCTGGGTAGTATAAAACAATTGGATATTAGCTGAACGACAGATTGCTAACGGCTATCTCGCCTAAATAATCTGCAGCATTGCCGAAACTGCTCGCAGTATTGGTGAGCTCGATGTATCCGTACCTTGTCATAAAGCTAACAACTGGTTCGAACGTAGTAGGGTCAAGCACAACGCCGCTGCTCATCAGGGGAATGTATGGGCAATAGAACGCGGCTGCATCAGCCTCGGAAGAACCTTTGTAGCCAACCAAGACAGCTTGAGTATCTGAAGCATAGCTATCCACAAACACTCGTAAAGCGCCGTTCAAGGTGCCCACAAACTTTGTATTTGTAGGAGCTTCAAACGTACCTTCTGTGGTGCGAGCAAAAGCACTAGTAGTTGCGCTTTGTAGCACTGTAAGGGCAGCAGAGCTAACAACAGCCCAGTTACCAGCACCGCGACGTGTACGCTGAGCAATCAAGTTAGCAGTA